CTTAACAATGAGTACATGGAAAAAGAAGCAGAAATCTACAAAGGATTTTTAAATAGTTCTCAAGGTTTAATTTCTGATCCATTTCTTTTATTCAAAGGTAGAATAGAATCTTTTAGCTTAGAAGAAGATGCAAACAATTCAACATTAAGTATTTCTATTGCTTCTCATTGGTCAGATTTTGAAAGAATACAAGGAAGAAAAACAAATACTAATTCTCAACAATTACATTTTAGTGGAGATGTTGGATTTGATTATGCCTCTCAAACTGTAAGTGAAATTAAATGGGGTAGAGCATAATGCAAGACATTATAGAACTATATAGAAAATTTGATATGTATAAAGATTTTAATGATGCTGAATTACGAATTCATTTGTTTCCTTGTTTAAATTTAGATCAAAATAGAAAACATTATGTTAATGATAAATTAGTTGGTTTTACTAATTGGGCTTTTTTATCTGATAAAGCACAAGCAAGATTTAGACAAACAGGATTAATACACAAATCTGATTGGAGATCAGGTAATCATTTATGGCACATTGATACTGTTGCTGAATCTAATTTAGAAGATATTATTTCTTGGACTAAACATTATTTTACAAACAAATTTGGTATTAATAAAAAGATTAATTGGTTACGAATAAAAGATAATCAAATTGTTAGAAAAGTAACTAGAACTACAAAGGATAATTGGTTATGGGTGGCTTCATAGGAAAAGTAGCAAGTGTAGCTTATGGTATAGCCAAAGGTTATTCTGCTACTAAAATATTAGGTGGATTATTATTAGGTGTTGTTGCTCAAAAAGCAATATCATGGTTAATGCCAAAACCTGAAACACCTGATTTTGATATTCCACAATCAGAAACAGCACAAGGAGTTCTAATAAACAAATCTTCTAACAATGCACAAATCCCAGTTGTTTATGGAGAACGAAAAATAGGTATCACTAGAGTATTTGTAGAAACATCAGGAACAGATAATCAATATTTATATGTTGCTGGTATTCTTTGCGAAGGAGAAATTGAGTCTATTGAATCTATTTATATTGATGACAAATTAGTTACTTGGGCTAGTTCTTTATCTCATGGAACAGTTGTAGAAGTAGGATCAGGAGATACTAATTTTTATAAAGATTCAACATCACATATTCAGGTACAAGCATTTTTAGGATTAGATGATCAAGTATCATCAAGCATATTATCTACTTCAGCTAATTGGGGTGCTAATCATAGACTAAGAGGAGTTGCTTATTTAGCTTTTAGATTTAAATGGAATCAAGATATATTTGGAAACTTGCCTGATATTAAAGCAGTAGTTAAAGGTAAGAAAATTTACGATCCAAGAACAACCACAACAGCTTATTCCAATAACTCAGCTTTATGTTTATTAGATTATTTAAGAAATAGCAGATATGGAAAAGCATTACCTGATTCAGCTTTTGAGAGTGGTTTTCAATCATTTCAAGATTCTGCTGATGAGTGCGAAACTCAAGTAACACCTTATTCAGGTGGATCAGATATAAATTTATTTGAAACCAATGCAGTTATAGACACATCACAAAAGTTAATAGACAATGTAACGAAACTTCTTAATCCTATGAGAGCCATATTCTCATACAATCAAGGAACTTATAAATTAAATGTAGAAGGAACTGGAACAGCTACTTACACATTAACTTCTGATAATGTTATTGGTGGAATTAAAATTATTGGAGAAACCAAAAACAAAAAATATAATAGAGTTATAGGTACATTTGTTAATCCTGATAAAAATTGGCAAGAGGATACAGTTAGTTTCCCACCAATAGATGATTCAGGACTTCCATTAGCCGATCAACACGCAACTATGTTATCTGCTGACAATGGAACTTTGTTAGAGGGTAATTTTGATTTTCCTTCTATTACTAATCCTTATCAAGCTGAAGAATTATGCGAAGTTATTTTAAGAAGATCAAGAAATGCTTTGGCAATAGAAGTTAAAGCAACATCAGAATTTTTAGATATAGTAGTTGGAGATATAGTTAACATTACTTATGTTACTGCTGGTTTTTCTGCAAAACCTTTTAGAGTTTATTCAGTAAATATAAATGCTGATTTAACAGTTGATTTGGCTTTAACAGAACATCAAGATAATTTTTATTCTTGGACATCTAAAGCACAAGCACCAACGATTGCTGATACTAACCTACCAAATCCAAATGTAATTCAACCACCAGCATCATTAACCTTAGGAGATACTTTAATTGAATATAATCAAACACCTTTGATTGCATTAGATATAACCATTGGTGCAAGTCCTGATAGTTTTGTAGATTATTACCAAGTTGAATACAAATTAAGTTCAGCAACTAATTACATTATTCTATCACAAGGAACTGGATTAGTTCATAGAGTTCTTAATGTGTTGGAAAGTGGTGTTTATGATGTAAGAGTAAAGGCGGTTAATAGTTTAGGTGTATCTTCTAGTTATGTATCTGCACAAAGAACGATTGTAGGAAGTACAGAACCACCTTCAGATGTTGAAGACTTTTCTTGTAACATTGTTAATTCAGATGCTCATTTATCATGGGAACAAATACCTGATTTAGATTTATCTCATTATCAAATACGATACTCAACATTAACAAGTGGTGCTGAATGGCAGAACTCAGTTTCTTTAGTTGAAAAAGTTTCAAGACCAGCGACATCAATTACTGTCCCAGCACGTGTTGGAAGCTACCTTATCAAATCGGTTGATAAGCTAAATAACTATTCTGTTAATGCTACTGTAATTGCTACTAACTTAACATCTATTGGAAACTTTAATGCAATAACAACTCAATCTGAACACCCAACCTTTTCAGGAACTAAAACAAACTTAACTTTAGAAAATGATACTCTTAAATTAACATCTTTAGCTTCTGATGGAACTTATGAATTTGCTAGTCCTATTGATATTGGTGCAAAGCATACTTGTAGAGTTACAGCTTCCTTAACTCAGTTTGCAGAAAACCCTACTGAATTATTTGATAGTGGTAGAGGCTTTACAAACTTTGATGATGCAACTGGTTCATTTGATGGAGATTCTCCAAGTAACTCCAATGCTCATTTAGAAATATCTTTATCAGATGATGGCACAACTTATACTGCATTTAAAAACTTTGTTATTGGAGATTATTCTGCAAGGTATTTTAAATTTAGAGTATTTTTGCGTTCTATTGATGGATCAACTACTCCAGTTATTTCTCAAGTATCAGTAACAATAGATATGCCTGATAGAATATTTAGTGGAAATGATATAGTTAGTGGTGCTGGTACTAAAACTGTTAGCTTTACAAATCCATTTAAAACAGTTAATTACGCAGTAGGTATAACTGGTCAAGGAATGGCGACTGGAGATTATTTTGAGGTAGAAAACAAGACTATCAGTAGTTTTGATGTTACTTTTAAAAACTCAAGTGGAACGGCAATATCTAAAACATTTGATTACATGGCAAAAGGTTATTAATGGCAAATCACGATTATATAATAAGCAACCAAACATTTCCGTCATTTAGAACGGACTTAAATAATTCATTATCAGCTATCGCAACGAATAACTCATCTGCAAGTGAACCAGCTACAACTTATGCTTATCAATGGTGGTATGACACTTCTAATGATCAACTTAAAATAAGAAACAAAGATAATGACGCATGGATTACTGTCGCTTCATTTAATCAAACTACGGACACAATTACTTTAGTAGGAACTTATCTTCAGTATCTTCCTACGATTACTTCAATTAGTCCTGACACAATAGATAACAATGCTTCTAATGTTGTTATCACAGGAACAAACTTTGTAATCACTCCTAATGTAGAAATTATAGCATCAACTGGTGCAATCACTTATCCTAATTCAATTACAAGAGATTCAGCAACTCAATTAACTATCAATGTAACTTTACCTGATGATGGAACATATTTTATCAGAGTAGAAAATCCTGACGGACTTGCAGTTAGAAGTTCAACAGCTTTGCTTACTGTTTCTGATGCACCTACTTGGAATACTGCGGCTGGTTCGCTTGGAAGTATTGCGGCTGGATCAAGTGTATCTTTATCAGTATCAGGAAGTTCAGATTCAACTGTTGCTTATTCTGAAACAACAGCAGTATTAACCTCTAATAC